CGGCGGCCGGCAATATCTTAAACCGACTGGTTGATGCGATTATGACAGCACTTCCGAAGCTTCTTGAATCGGGTGTAAAACTGATTGGACAGCTTGCGCGAGGGCTTGTTGATAATTTACCCGCGATTATCACCTCTATCGCTTCTATACTTGCTCAACTACTTGCCACAATAGCCTCCCACCTGCCGGAATTATTACAGAAAGGTATAGAGTTAATCGGTGAACTGGCGGTAGGACTTATACGGGGAATACCGGAAGTACTGAGTAAAATACCGGAAATATTTGATTCGATCAAAAAAGCATTTTCCGAGTTTGACTGGAAAAAGATCGGAAAAGATATTGTGGACGGCATTGCAAACGGTCTGAAAAACGCGGTGGGAGCCGTTGTTGATGCAGCAAAAGAAGTAGGCGAGTCAGCACTTAACGGACTTAAAAATCTGCTTGGAATCCATTCCCCATCCAGAGTATTTCGTGACGAGGTTGGGCGTAATATTGCACTAGGTATCGCAGATGGAATTGTAAGGAATAAGAAGTATGCGAAGAGCAGCGCGGCCGAGATCGGGCAGGCCATTCTTGAGGCGGCTAAAAAGAAGCTGGATAACTACAAGGTATACAATGGTCTTACACTTGCGGAAGAAGCGGCATACTGGGATGAGGCCAGAAAACAGGTAAAAGATGGGACACAAGCAAGGATTGACGCGGATAAGGAATATTTCGCGGCGAAGAAAGAGCTTGAAAACCAGATGCTTCAGGCGGAAGAGAAGTACACCGATAATGTCGCAAAAGCATACGAGGACTTAAACGATAAGATTCTCGATCTGAACAAACAGTATGAAGATGCGGTGAGCCAGAGAGCGGACGAAATAAAATCGGCGTTTGGACTCTTTGACGAATTTTCCGCAGATACAGAATTATCATCCGATGATCTCCTGAACAATCTCCGGTCACAGGTTGACGGGCTAGAGCAGTGGAGAAACAACTTAGACGATTTAAGCGGCCGCGGAATTGGGAAGGAACTTCTGGCAGAATTGCAGAACCTTGGCCCGCAGGCGGCGGCAGAAATCCAGTTGCTTACTGAAATGAGTGACGATGAGTTAGATGAGTATGTTGATCTTTTCAGATCGAAAAATCGCCTTGCCAGAAGACAGGCCGTAGAAGAGTTGGAGCCGATGCGGCAGGATATTGCAGCGCAGATTACAAAGATGCAACAAGAAACTTCTGCGGAGCTTGCGAAGTACCAACAGGAATACACGAATTCTATGCTGGAGCTGGGGGTATCGCTGAACCAGCCGCTTGAGGTAATGAAGCTTACCGCGGTTCAAAATGCGGTTGAATTGGTCTCCGCCATGGCCGGATCAGTAAAGGAAGCTTCCGGAACAACCGAGAATATGGACAAATTCAAGGCAATTGCACAGAATGTGTTAGGAGCGGTCCAGACGCTTCCTACGGACATGAAGGAACTGGGGAAAACCGCGATCACTGAAATGATCGAAGGTATTAATTCTATGGCCGGGAATCTATACACAGCCATGTCAGAAGTCGTTGGTAATGCCATGAGAAGCGCCATAGACGCGGTAACGGCAGGGAATGCAGTAGATGCAGCACTTGCCGGAACTGGATACGTTACGGGAACAGCGGCAATACCTGCGGCCAGCTACGGAAACGAGGGGTACGGCCCTGGCTATGCGATTGACTACAAGCGTATGGGCCGCGAGATGGGCCAGGCCATGGAGAAAACCGGTGTGTATATGGATAACAAAAAGGTCGGAAATATCGTTTCCGAACCTGTAAATGAAAGTCTTGGTAATGCGGCGAAGACTGGGGAGAGAGGTGCTATGTAATGCCTATAGGGATCACGTTTAATGACGAAAAGCATTCTTACCGAGATTTCGGGCTACGTATTATTTCGGTCAATATAGGCCTTCCGGAAGTGAAAAAGAGCCTTATTGACATACCGGGCGCCGATGGTTACGTTGATATGACGGACTATTTCGGAACCCGGTATGAGAACCGGAAAATAAAGGTGGAATGTGATTTTGAGGATAAGGGATATAGTAACTGGGCCGCGAGAATCAGTGATATCAGTAATTACCTTCATGGTAAGCCTGTGAAGTTGATTTTCGATTTTGATGAGGGATATTACTATGATGGCCGGGGAGAGTGCGAATATGAAAAGAGTAATCGCAGATATGGTAAGATTACTCTTACGTTTGACTGCAAGCCGTACAAATTGGACCTGCTTGCATCGGATGAAGATTGGCTATGGGACCCATTCGATTTCGAAACCGGAGTGATCCGGGAGTATGGGAGCATAGCGGTGAATGGTACATACGATCTCGTGGTTGATGGCAGCCCAATGCCGGTTATCCCTAAAATAGAATGCTCTGCCGCTATGAAAGTACTGTTTGAAGGCGTTGAATATGCCTTAAGCGCCGGATTGAATTATATCACCGACATTTTGATTGGAAGTGGAGAATATAGAATGCAGTTTTCCGGGAACGGGACTGTGACGGTAATATACCGTGGAGGTAGCTTATAATGTATCTGATACAGAATATCGTAGACGGTCATATATACCACATACATGACCAAAAAAGTGATGTTTTAAGAGTGCTGGAGCCACGCCTTGTATTAACCATTAATAAGACGGGGCAATTAGAATTTATGATCCCCCCAACGCATGAGTATTATAATACGATTAAGAAACTGAAATCTATTATACGAGTGATTGAAGACGGGGAGATACTTTATGAGGGCCGCGCTATATCGGACGAGGCAGACTTTTACAACGTGAAAAAGATTGTGTGTGAGGGAAGCATGGGGTACTTGATTGACAGTATCCAACGCCCATTTTCCCATACTGGTAATATCCGTGATTTCCTGGCCTACCTGATTGATAACCATAATCGTCAGGTGGAGGAAAGAAAACAGTTCTTGCTTGGAACCGTGAATGTGATCGATGATGAATCCAACATTAAGCGGGAAAGCACAAAACTGGAAAACACATGGAACACGGTTAATACCTATCTGATAAGCAAGTATGGGGGCTGCCTGTACGTGGAGTATAAGGATGGTAAGAAGTATCTTAATTACACCTATGACCATGGCGGATACAATGAGCAGAAGATACGTTTCGGAGTGAATCTGCTTGATCTGACGAAATACCAAGACGCAACGCAAATCGCTACGCGGTTAATACCTTATGGCGCGGAAGTGGAGTACCAAGACGAGAACGGGGAAGTGCAGACAAAAACCGTTGATATCACGTCTGTGAATGACGGAAGCGATTATATTACGGCAGATCAGAGCGTGGTTGATGAATATGGAATCATAACAGTCACCTATCAATGGGCTGATGTAACGGAGCCTTCCGTACTACTTGAAAAGGCGAAAGCACTGATTAAGGAACTGACCAACATACCGGATACACTAACCGTTAAGGCTCTTGATCTTAATTATGCGGGGGTAGATATCCGTAGGTTTAAGGTTGGCCGGTGGACAACCGCGGAGAGCAAGCCCCACGGGGTTAAGAAAGATATGCTGCTTGCGAGGCTTGACCTATATCTTGACGATCCGAAAAAAGGGAGTATATCCCTTGGATCAACCGTAAAGACATTCACAGCTGCAAATGTAAGTAAGCAGGTGGAACTATCAAATTCCATAAAGAAGGTAGGGGAATCTGCCTCGAGCGAGATCAGGCGTAAGGTGGAGAATGCCACCTCATTGATTACTGGCGGACTTGGTGGGTATGTGGTTCTGGACGTCGAGGACCCCGTTACCGGTAAGAAAATCCACCCATGGCGAATCCTGGTGATGAACACGCCGGATAAGAACACGGCTACCCATGTGATTCAGCTTAATCAGAACGGCCTTGGCTTTTCTACAACCGGCATAAATGGACCATACCGGAATGCCTGGACGATTGATGGTAATCTTGTGGCTGATTTCATAACATCCGGTACGATGCTGGCGGACAGAATTCGCGGCGGCATTCTCGAGGTGGGCGGCGCTGGCCTGGCGAAAGATGGGAGCATTACCGTTAAGAATGCACAGGGCGAGGTGATCGGTACATGGGATAAGACCGGCTTGCATGTGCTTCTTGGCATTATTGAGGGTAGTACCATCAAAGGATCATCAATTATAGGCGGCAGGATTAATATCGGTAATGGTACATTTGAGGTGGACAGCGACGGATCAGTGATTATAAATTCTGGTGAGATCAATATAGGGAATGTGCTGATTACTGAAAATTATGCATGGATTAATGGGTTTGGCATTTCTGACATGACTATATATAGTAAAGATGCAGGTAATTCTATTGTATTATCTACTCAAGAATTTGATGGAACAGGGCCAGCACTTGAATTAAAAAGAGATGGAATGATAACCCGTGTTGGTTATAGTGGTATTGTCACAGGAGATATAATTTTCGATGATCCTTGGACGGAAAATATGTCTGCACTAGATATGTTTAAGGATTTGTATGGCAGAGTAAGAGATTTGAGGGATAGAATAGATGGATTGGAGGGTTGAACCGAAGGTATATAGATGATATAATATAGTCAGAAAGGGGTGAAATATAAAATGTTTAAAAAAATGTCTTTACTGACTATTGTTTTAACATTTAGTTTGCTTTTTGGTTCGTTTGCTATGGCTGATGTAGTTAATGGTGATTTCATACGTAAATCTCCGCTGAATGAAGAGGAAAATTCATCATATGAATGGACGTGGCTTAATGACGAGCATTGTGTACAGTTTACAACTAAGGATGATAAACTAAAGAGAGAACATATTGAGAGAAAATTCAATATGGGACTGCTTCCACAGTGGGCGGTAAATGGGGATGATGGAACCGGTGTTGTAAAAAAGAGGGACACATATTCTGGGAAGTGGACTCAGAGCGAAAAAGGAATATGGTCATTCGAGTTTGATGATAAGACCATCCCGCTGGGAGTAACGAAAATAGATGATGTTTTATACGCCTTTAATGGATATGGAGAATTAATGGAGGGCTACGAATATTACGATGGCCTGACAACCGGAGCTGATGGAGTAGTCAACTCAGACAATCCCGAATTTCTGGCATGGCTGGATACTCAGTACGTGCCGGCGTGCACAAGCCATGAATAATAAAAATTACAGAGAGCGAGGATAATTTCCCCGCTCTTTTTCTGTGTCAAGTAAATTGTCACGTTTGTCACACCCAAATGTGCTACAATTTAAAATAGGAAAACCAGCAAAAGAGCGCTTGAAAATAGGCGTTCTTTTTTGCATGCCTGAAAGGAAGTGAAGACATGGCAGATATAAGTAAGGAGATACAAGATTTCAGAATCGCACGAAAAGGTAAGGACGTACGAAATTCCATGATATCCTTAGCTGAAAAGGTAAATAAGGATGGAGAAGATGCTATTGCAAACGTAGCGGCTCAGGTTGTTAAAATTAACGGTGCAATTACTACGGCGAATAATGCTGTAACCAATGCTAACGCTGCCACAGCAAGAGCGAACGAAGCGCTAAATCATGCTGACGATATTCTTGACAGTGCCACAGATCAGGCAACAAACTCCACCAGAAGCGCCACAACCGCAAAGAGCTGGGCGGTCGGAGGTACTGGAAGCAGAGAGGGAGAGAATACCAATAACAGTGAGTATTACAGCAGACAGGCCGGGACCCATGCGAATAATGCTAAAAATGACGCAGACAGAGCCGCGCAGTATTCACAGATTATAGCACCTGGTTTTTATTTTGATCCAGAAACATCAACCCTGTATATGAAGGCTGGTATTGGTGTTGATTTTAAGGTTGTTGATTCTATCCTGTATTGGAAAATAACGGCATAAGGAGGGAGTGAATCGAAAGATGATTGTAGCAAAATTCTCGGGCTACTGTACTACATCTGCATACGGGCTTACACAGTGGGATTATGGTCAGGAACTTGCGATTGAATGCGCTGAACTTGAGATTCCTGACGACACGGAAATCAATTACTATCAGGGGAAGCTGTCCAGTATTGCATATCTGAAAAGCAATCATGCAATGATTCCCGATATTATGCTCCAGAATCCGGAGGAGATTATCGCGTATGTATATGTGAGGTCGGCGGCAAGCGGTGAGACAATCCTGTCTATTAAAATGACTGTAGATAGCAGACCGCAGCCGGACAACTATGTATTACCAGAGTATAAGGATTACAGCCGGTTACTTCCAAAGGGAGGGGAATCCGGTCAGACCTTAGTGAAAGCAAGTGAAAACGATTATGATACGGAGTGGGCCACAATGGAATCTAATCTTGAGCCATTAACCGACGAAGAGATCGATAATATTTGTGTATGAGAGGAGTATAAAAATGGGAAAACGTGTAACCGCTGAAAATATAGCAAGACTCTGGATCAATATGAAAAACCATGTAAAAGATGGTTATGTTGCTAAGGTATCTGGAAAAGGATTATCTACAGAGGATTATACAACTGCGGAGAAACAAAAACTGAATGAACTGCATAACACGACTGTAGACAGCGCATTATCCAGTTCATCCACAAATCCGGTACAAAATAAGGTTGTTAATACAGCTTTAAGCGGAAAGGTACCGACGACGCGCAAGGTTAATAATAAGGCACTGTCAGCAGATATAACGCTTGCGGCTGGAGACGTTGGTGCAATTCCATCGGCACAGAAGGGAGTAGCTGGAGGCGTGGCAGAATTAGACGATTCCGGCCATGTTCCGGCGGCTCAGTTGCCATCTTATGTGGATGATGTAATCGATTCATATATTGTAACTGGAGCTACAGCGTTTTCATCAGGGTGGTTGTCACTTACTTCAGAAGGGGCGGCGCTGACTCCGGAAAGCGGAAAGATTTATATTGTGCTGACCACTGGAAATTACAACATGAGAGAATACCGGTGGAGTGGTACAGCGTATGCGCAAGTCAATGAGGGGATCGCGTTAGGTGAGACGGCCAGTACTGCTTTCCGTGGAGATCGTGGGAAAACTGCATATGACCACAGCCAGACAGCTCACGCTCCAGCAAATGCAGAACAGAATGTACAGTCTGACTGGAATGTGACGGATACTGCATCCGACGCATTTGTTAAAAATAAACCTACGTCGATGCCCGCAAACGGTGGTAATGCGGCAACGGTTGGAGGGCATACAGTTGAGAAAGATGTGCCAGCAAATGCAGTATTTACAGATACGAAACCCATTGTCATGAAGGGCGCGACCGCCTCAGCCGCTGGTGCCGCTGGCTATGTTCCTGCTCCGCCAGCAGGATCACAGACAAAGTTTTTGAGGGCTGACGGAACATATCAAACACCCGCTAATACAACTTATTCCGCATTTAAAGGCGCTACAGCATCCGCAGCTGGCGGAACTGGATTAGTCCCGGCTCCTGCATCTGGAAAGCAAGATGCGGTATTATGTGCGGACGGAACGTGGGCGGACCCGATGACTGATGCAGAGATAGACGCAATATGCGTATAATGGGGGTGCCCCTATGCAAAAGCCTTTAACAGCGCGGGGAGTATCCCGGCTATGGGAAAATATTAAAACGTATATTACAGAAAATACGTATCCACGAGGTGATCCGCCGGACCTGTATTTTGATCCAGAAACATCAACATTATATATAGGAAAGCCGAATGTGTTGTACGATTTTGTAGTTTCGGATGGAAGATTATATTACAAAGACAGAGGAGGTAATACTTAAATGGCAGCACCAGCAGGATATACAGAGTTAGGGCGCATAGGTTTCGTAGATCGCGGTACGTATGCGTCAGGTACCACATATCGAATAGGTGATGTGGTATACTACAACGGGAGTACATGGAGTGCTCTTAAAGATAATTTACAAGGCGTAACACCAGCCGCAGGCGCGAACTGGAAATATATGGCGAGAGGATTCGCCGCTGAGGCGCTTTCCGCGATTACTGCAAATGATACGAGCGGAGTACTGGGGACCGCAGGAGCAAGTGTGACATCTCAGGAACTAATTGACGCGATCGCCGATAAGGTCATGACAAAACTCATTGAGAAAAGTAAGATCGTAAATAATCTTCTTGCGACGGACGCCACAACCGTATTAAGCGGTCCGATGGGGAAGTCCCTCGATGAAAAGATTACTAAGTTAAATAGTGATTTAGCAGTGAAAGACGTCACCGCACACTTTTACAAAAACGCACCGGTGTCTTACGTATTGGCTTATAAAATCGGCCATATGGTGCAATGTATTTTTACGATCTCTGCCGGATCGTCTGGCTGGGTTGAGGTAGCCTTTTGTGATGATGATGTCAGGCCACTTATGGATGTGCCAGTGTACAGAGCGCGGAGTGCAATAGCAGATGATAATACTATACAGGTCAATGGTACATTAAAAGCAGCAGAAAACAAACTGTACATATATATAAGTAAGGCATTGGCCACTAATCTGAGTATGAGCTGTATTTATCCAACTACAAGATAATCATCTACATAATCCAGTAATCCATCCATGTCGCCCCATTATAAAAGCCAAACTTAATATTTTTGGTGGCTGTCAAAAACTCAATATACAAATAATTAACAGCCGTTGTATACATTCTAATACTCGTAGCTGTCGAGTTTTGCGCAAAAGTCACTTTTCCGACACCCTCAAAGCTTATTTTATCATCCATTATGTCTTTCCAGCCTCGCCATGTACCATTATCTTGTTTGGTGATTTGTGGACTATTTGGACCATCATACGGAGGCCACGCCGTGATGCGACACCATTTGTTATCGAGACGCTCAACGTCCAGATAAGCAGCGACCCAGCCCGTGGGTAAATTTGTACAATTAGTTGCATAGTAACGTCCTGTGGTAAGCGTTAGGATATCGATGCCTGTTACTGGCTGGAGGCTAATATCGGTTTTTACATCACCTAAATCACTATTTAACAGATCCCGCCAGGCCTATTGACAATGCATACTAGGGCGGGCCAGACCCCGGAGTAATCCGGGGGGATATTCACTATTTAAATGAATAAGAAACCCGTTAATCAGAGCTGAAAGGCTCTTATTTTTATACCCGAAAGGGAGAAAGGAGTGTCTACATATGAAAGACACTATGAATCTTAAGAATGGAATTGTTATCGAATTGGAGGCCGGAGCCAGCCTGAGAGCATTGCAGGTAGCGGCCGCAGATCGGGCGGCCATGGTTGCCACCTGGGAGGCGCTGACGCCGGATAATCTGGCGGCGGTGCAGATCAAAACCGGGGACGGAACCGTCGCGGGAAATTATACTGACCTCGTGCTTGTGTCTGAGACCTCCGTGGTGGCTGCTGACGGCGCAGTGTTAACAACGTATAGCCTCCGCGAAAAAACGGTCGAGGAAAAGCGCCTGGACGCGCTGGAAGTAGGTAAGGCGGTGCAGGACGGGGCAATTAATGATCTTGGTGAAGTGGTTGGAACACTAGCAGAAGGAGGTACAATTTAATGGGAGCATTTTACGGAACACGGATTAGGCACGGTATTATTACGATTGATGAGGTTCCCAACTTTTGGCGGCCCAAGACAGAAGCGTGGTTGAAAGAAAATCCGGAATAACTGACAGGAGAACTGTATGTACATAACTACAAACACAATCATTACAGCAGCCAGCGTAATTACCGCGCTGGTTGTTATATTTTCAGCACTCTTCGCTGTCTACAGATGGTACCTTAGACAAGGACAGCAGGATCGGGAAATTAAAAATATCAAAGACGAACAGTGTCTTCTTGTTTATGGGGTTCTGGCCTGTTTGAAGGGAATGAAGGAACAGGGCTGCAATGGTCCGGTGACAGAAGCTATTAACAAGATAGAGAAGCATATCAATCAACAGGCTCATGAGTGAGCGGAAAGAGAGGGATCATTATGGATTTAGGAATTGCGTGTGTTGCAGGTATCACAGCGCTGTGTTATTTGGCCGCTATGGCGGTTAAAGCGACGGCGGTGGATAATAAGTGGCTGCCGGTAATTTGCGGCGTTATTGGGGCAATCCTGGGCGTTGCAGGCATGTACACGATGCCTGACTTCCCGGTGGCGGACATCATAAACGCGGCGGCGGTTGGAACTGTATCTGGGCTTGCGGCTACCGGTATCAACCAGGCGTACAAGCAGCTGACGAAATAAGCTGTTGCGATATCGCAA